CATAATAAGATTGTCATTTAAAGTTTCAGCGCTCTCGTGAGGATAAGCTCTCCCCAATGCGATAGATTGTTCTGTTAGCTTTTTAATTTCTCCTGAAGATAAACCAGCAGTTTTACCTGACTGGACAAATCCTGCAATCATTTCTTGCGTCATTCCTGTCGCATTAGATGTTGCCTGTATATAAGACTTCATACCATCAGACATTCCGAATGTAGCTTTAGTTAAGTCTCCAGCTTTATTTATAGCGACTCCCATAATTGCGACAGCACTTGTTATAGCACCACCAACAGCTAACCAACCCGCTTTCATTCTTGAAGATGTAGCTTCAGTTGTTGAGCCTACATCTTCAGTTGCTTTCTCTACTTTGCCTAATTCTACCTTGGCTTTTTTACCATTGACTACAACTTCAATTACTAAGTCTTCATTATTCGTCATCATTATCCTTTTCTAGGTTATTCATTACATCTGTATTCATGACAGTAGCAATGTAAGTCGCTAACTGCGCGGGTAACTTACTTATTATATCAAAATGTTGTGGGTTTGTGTGAGTGAATAGTCTCTTCCCGTTTTTGTCAAGAGCTTTCTCCAGTATTAAATGAACAGGGTATAAGTGTTCTTGCTTTTCATGACTGATTGTTTTAGTTCCGTTGTCGTGCACAGTTGTTATAGCTTTAACACACATCTGTTCAATTCTAGATTTTTCTAGTAATGTTAAGTAGTTATAATAAAAATGAAACTCTGTATCATTGATAGGAAACTTTATGTCTTGTAAAGAGTCTTTTGCTTTTAAAATCTCTTGTAGTAGTAAATCTGTCATATTATATATATCCTTTAACTTAAGAAAAAAGCCATAATAATAAAACTATGGCTTTTCTATAAATTAAGCTATTGCCGCTTGAGTTAAAGCACCTGTACCTTCGAATGAAAATGAAACTTCAATAATTCCATTTACATCATTAGTAATAGGCATACTTGTAACTAAAACATCGCCACTAAATTTCTCAGATGTACCTGCGCCTGTAGCCGCTGTACTTAATACAACCGCAACCGATGAACCACTTGTAACACCTGTGATTAGTGCTGCTTGACCTGCATCAGCCCCACCGTCAAATAAAACTGTAATTGAACCAGACCAGCTTTTTAAAGTTGCTTCTGACTCTTTCCAACCAGCTGAACCAAAGTTAGTAGTATCTACTGTTTCTTGTGATACATCTAAAGACCAAGCTTTAGCTTCACCAACAGCAGTACCCCCGACAGTACAACTTCCTGAATAACCTTTAATTGCCATATTAATCTCCTATAACAAAAGTAAGTGTAATTAAATAACCTCGTTCTTGCTTTTCAACATCAGCTGTAGCAGAAACGATTATATCACCATTGTTATTTGAACCACTTACAATACCCTCTATTTTAGCTACAGAATAGCCACTAGTAGGTAAAAATAATTCATAAACTTTTGTAGACTCAGTTACTGTATTCCCAAGTGTAGTTAATTCTTCACTTATCGCTACAGACTCTTCTACTAATCTAAACTCTTTACCGTTTAAAGTATCTTTAACTGTATACTTAAACCCCAAGCCTTTTAAATACGCGATCATCTTATGAATACCGGTTGCCCTAAGTTCACACCTTCTTCATTCTCGTCGATTGTATCGTCTTCATCAGAATCATAATCAGCAACTAAGTTTGTTAGTTCCTGATTATAAGCTTCTTCAAATTCTAAATAACTAACGTGATAAGAATCATCCGTATCTGCGTCTTGTCTCTTAACACGACAAATGTGTGATAGCGTTTTTAGGAGTAATAACTCTCGTAGATGTGCTTCAGTTAGAAAGTTATTTATGTCATAACCTTGCTTTCTCAAGTCGTTTTCTATTATTGTTTTTGCTCTATCTACACCACCTGAATAGTCTAAAGACACAAGTGCAAAAGTTGTTGTGTTATCCACAGTATTATCTAAAGCATCGAAGGTAAATGTTCCGTCGTTAGTTGACTCGTAATCAGTGATAATTCTATCCGTACCTGCATTAGGCCCGCTAATAAAACAAATGTAAGAACCTTCAACATCGTCCTCATCTAACCCTTTTAAAGCTCTCGAAACTACCGTTGTTGCACTTCCGCTATTTGCTTTTGCAACATAATCCGCTAATAATAAAGGAGACCCTAGTACAACGTCTGCGTTAGTTAGATTTGGTAATGCCATTATTCTGCCTTTTTACTTCTTGATACTGATTTCTTTACTTTTTCTACTAATGTAGAAACATCAAATAAACCACTTGCTTTTGCCTGTGCAAGATCGGCAGACTTAATGTCTACCTTTTGACCTTGCTCAAGCGCGTACTTATTTCCGTTACAGTTCCAAGTACAAGACTTAAGCGCTTTCATTACTATGCGCCAGTAATAATTTCTACTGCTGAATCGTCCACTAGAACGTAGTCTAATACACCGTGCCAACCGATATTAAGGTTTCTACCAAGTTTATCAAAAGGACCAGTAATTTTTAATTCTGGTTCTGCAGAAGCTCCTCTACCGATTGCGCCCATACCAAAACAAGATACTTTACCAGCTGTTGCATCAGCATCTTCAACAACTAAGAAACCTTCATAAGTTGCTACAACACCATTAGTAGCTAAATCTAAGTTAGTATTCTGTGCGATTGAAATATAGTCGTCTTTAATATCTGAAACCTGTGCAGGGTTCATATAAGCTACATAGTAACCGTTAATCTTAGGAATCTTTTTATCTGCTAATCTAGTGTATGCCGCTCTTAAATCAGCTTTAGCTGTAGTTCCAGGAGTTGCAGCAGCTGTAGTATTAGTACCACCTTCTAAAGCAGCAACACCTAAAGCGTTTGTAGTTTCAGAAACGTTAATACCTGTTAATTTACCTGCGGCTCTTGAACCTTTACCACCAGTTTGTAAGTCAGCTAGTTTAGTAACAGTAATTGCATTACCGTATTCAGACGGAGTTACTACTACTGAAGTATCTGCCATTGCTACTGCATCTACATCTGTACCATCAGTTAAAGCCGTAGTTGCTACTGCTAACTTAGAATAGATTGTAAATGTCATTGATTTACCGTCGATGTCCGTTGGATACTCTACGAAAGCATCAATTTTATTTATACCGGCTCCTGATACAATTACCTCTTGATCCATTAATTCTACTAATGAATCGTCTAATACTGCTCCTGTTGTTAATACGTCAGCCATATTTATTTACCTCTTTTTATTTTATTTCTGCATATAATGCATCTAATTCTTTTTTAGTCTTAGCCGCTTTAACTCTACCGCTAAAGTCGGCTGGTTGTTGACCGCCATTAGAAGAACTGTCGGTTCTAGGGGGCGTAACGCTTTGTCCGAAAACATAAGGTTTCGCGTCTCTTAAACCATTAACAAATTCATCTGCGTTAAAGCCTTCAGTCTTTGCAGCTCTACTATACTCATATTCAAAGTATTCTACATCTGCTACACCGTTAGCGGCAGCCAATCCAGAGATTGCTGCTTTCTTTTGTGCTGCTTGCTGCTGAGTCGTAAGCTTTTCATTATCAGCCCTTAAAGAATCTAACTGTTCTGTCATCTTCTCTAGTTCTGTCTTGCTAGCCTCATCAGCAGTTTTCTTAGCGTCGACAAGTTCTTTCAAACTATCTACACTGTCAATACCTAAACTACTAAGTAGTTCGTTCTTAGACTTTTCAGCACCTTTTGCAAACTTAGCATTGATTAGAGTGTTTAAATCCTCTTGAGTCATTGTTACGTTTGTCTGACCCTCTGTTTGAGTAGAAGTGTTCTCATTTCCTGCTTGTTGCTGAGTTGCAGTGTTCTCGTTACCTGAATTTGATGTTTCAGTTGACATTGGATTTCCTTATATAAAGTATCTTAGCTTTTCAGCTATTAGTATTATAACATAATAACGAGGGGAAAGGCAAGACCTGTTGTATCCCCGGGGGTTATTTGTATTGCATAGCTTTTTGTAAGTCTTTAATAAGTTGTTTTCTTTGTTGAGTAGATAACCCAAAGAACTTTCTAGTCTTCTGATTACCTTTAGCTTTATTGTGTTGGTTTGTAGAACTAAAGTAGAGCTTAATACCCTTCTTGTTACCTTTAAGTGTAGTCCACGTAATAGAATTAAGCATATCGTTACTAGCGGTAAGGTTAACTTTAGTAGACCCTTTTTTATTTGCGTAGTCTTCAGAATACTTTTTAAATGCTTTATTATTTACGTCTCTACCTGATTGAGTTCTAAGTACTATATCTGAGATTATTTCATTAGCAACAAGGGGCAGTTGTTTCTCAACTTTTATGTGCTCTTGCCACTTTTTAAAGTTAGGTTTTTTCTTTAACAAGTAAAGTCTCCCTCTTCAAACCCTCTAGCTTCCGCCCATTCTTTAGATACAGCAACTATTACGTGCCTGCAATTCCATTGCCTTCTTTTATCGTTTCTTAACGAGTTTGCATCAGACTTATCATAATACTTCTTTTGTTTTACAACACAACTACAGAACTTCCTAGTCTTCTTGTCTGTTACGCCCCTGTAAATATAAACCTCACCTGTAACGCCCGCTGATTTTATATCTATT